GGCATTGGCATTGGCATTGGCAATTTCAGTGTATCTCTATCACTATCACTCTCTACCGACACTATGATGGATTTGTTAACGATTGTCAAGTGGAATCGTTAACAGACTAAGAATTATTTTGCCGGGCATCCTGCCGGGCATCCCATTCGGCCTGCATCTCACCGTCCACCCGTGTACTCTGCCATGGCTGGCCGTCTGCACGCGCACTGCTCACTTCATCGCGGAATTCCTTGTCCTTCTCAGCCATAAACGCATCCCACTCGATCCGCTCTTTGCGGTCTTTCTCCCGCATGTACCACGCTTGCTTGGCGCTGACCCAGCCATGGTCTTTGCTGCCCAATACCATCAGATTGGAGAAATGAGGATTGCGGCGATCCGCGTCCCGGTGGTGGACTTCTTCTGACTTGTCGAGATCCCTGCCAATGTATGCCGCTGCAACCAAGCGATGAATCATCTGATCCCGGCATGGACCGCACTTCAATCGCGGGTAGCCTTTCGCGTGGATCGAGACGCCATTGCGGTAGCCGCTCACCGCATCGCCTCCAGTTGCGTCGTATACGGCAACATGAGCGTGTGCCTCGGCGTGCCATCACTGTTCCGACCAAAACACACAGCCTCTGTAAATTCCAGCAACAGCATATCCACGTACCATTGCAAGTATCTGCCGTTCCGTCCCCAACAGGCGATGAACTGCTGGCATCCGAATAGTTCGTAATATGCGCGTATGTCAGTCGCTGAGTTCTCAGCGCCGATAGAATGTGCTCTCGCCGGCCTCGGATCAGTGCTTCTGAACGCTGATACATTCACTTTGAGCAATCCACCGAATCCCTGACGCTCAGAGAATCCAATGTCCTTGCGGATGGTGGGGTCGTTCTCTCGCTCATCTGCCGTGCTCGGGTTCACTCCGCATGTGCAGTTCACCGGCAATGAGTCATCCCAAACGCGGATCAGCCAATACCTGTACACGCGATCTGGTGAGAAGTAAGCGTCAGTACGCATCAGTGAGCCGTCAACCAGTCCTGCCCGAATCCACCATCCGCCAATACTGGTACTCTCAATTTCACCGCATTGCACAGGATATCGACACATCTCTGATCTACTTCCCGTTTCAAGTTCTCATCGTCCGGCAGCTCGAACAGCAATTCATCATGCATCTGGAGCAAAAACTTGACCTCCCGGTGCGCCTTGCACACCTCCCGCCAGACCATCGCCATGCACTTTTTAATAAGCGTTTGACCGCCGGCCTGAGTATGCATCACGTAACTCATCCTCTCAGCACTCTCGCGCACTCGCTTATCCGGGGACCATACCTGCGGCAAATAAATAATCCGTCCACCGATTGTCTCCCGTGCCAGCCCAGTCTGCCTCGTCTCATCGATACATTCGTTCTGAAAACGCCTGACACCCGAATACTTCTGAAACCACGCTTCTCTCATTTGCAAACAGTCGTCAATGTTCCAAGGTTCCCCATCCGGCCTGCGGCATCGATTGAGAATCATGTAGTTGACAAGGCCGTGTTCCGTGATTCCATTGATTATGCCGAAAGCGCAGTTAAGCACCAGCTTTCCCGACGCTGTGAAACATCGCCTAGGTCCAGCGTTCATTATGTCGTATACCCGTGCGAATTTAGCCACACGGCCAACTTCCGCCACGTTTTCGATCGATGTCCCTTTTTGGTATGAGCTATCGCATCGGCGATAATTTGCTCTCCGGTCATTCCGCGATGCACTAGTCGAGATGTCCACGACGCCTCGTATGGACTGTCGAAGTCGTGGAACAGAATGCGCTTTCCATGGTATGTCATCCACAAAGTTGTACGCTTGTTTAGATTCTGCTCTGCTGTCGTTTCGAGTCGAAGATTGCCGGGCTTGTAGTGACCATCGTTGTTGATCCGGCCTATCGTTGTGCCCTTGTAATCGGGATGCGGCAAATTCTTCTCCACCCAATTCACGAACTCTGCACGCGACTTGAAAAGGCATTTGATGCCGCGTGCCCCATAATTCTTGTAGCCTCGATAGTGGGGGGTATTGCAGCGTTGGAATATGGCATCGTATCTTCTGCCTAAAACCCATTGATGTTTGGATTTCGTCATACTGCACTTTTTGCAACCGCGAAACTCTGGCTTGACTAGGTTCGACTTGATGATCCACCAAATCCGGCCACACTTCGTGCATTTCACTTTCAGCTCTATGTATCCGTTCCTGCGCCGAACTTTCGAGGAGACTACGATAGCGAGTCCGAAGCGCTTCCCTTTCATCCCCAGTTGTATGGAGCCTGTCCAGCGAGGATGCAACTTCCCCAAACGTTCGGATGGTGCCAGTTTCCGTGACGATTTCGTGGTCTGGTGTTGCTGTGAGTCCTTCATAAGTGATCACCTCTCGGATGCCTTGATCAATCAGGCCACCGTGTGTCACCCATTCTACACCATCCCATAGTTTATGTTGTACAGTTATGTTTTGAATTGGAATCAAACCTTGATCTGTGAGCACTAGCTCATTTTCGGCAATGCAGTGCTTTGCTACCGTACGGCGGTAATCGTTAACCTTTCCAGAAGGACCAACACTTAAAGCATTCATGGACACCGAAAATATGCTACAGGCCGTCTCTGCATGAATGTCTCTATTCTCAAAAAACAGCCGGCACAACTCCTCGTCGCGGGAGTCATGCGCCATAATGCGCATTTCGAGTTGATTCACGTCGATGTCGTAGAGTACATGGCCAGACTCAGCAATAAATCCTCCACGCAACTGCTTGCCAAGGTCAGTCATAATCGGGATCTGATGCAGAGGCGGATCAGCCATTGCCAATCGGCCAGTGGTAGTGCGCGTGGACCTGATCGTGGACCGCACTCTCCTATCACCCAGCATGCACAGTTTGCGCAGCGGCAACACATACGTGCCTCGGATTTTAGACGCTTCCGTGTAATCCATGATGTGCTGGATCACAGGATTCTGACCGAGCAACGCTTCGAGACACACAGCATTGACTGAGCCACGTTCACCCGAGTCAGTATATTTTGGTGGCGTCAGTCCCAATTTCCCGTACAGTAACGCTGCAACCTGATCCCCAGATCCGGGATTGATATCCTCCCCAGTCAGCTTGAACACCTGATACTGTGCCTGTGACATTTGTGACTCACACTGAGACTCGATGCCATTCCAAAACTCCGGTCCATCGAGTCTGATTCCGTTCTGCTGCGCTGAGTCCAGCATCGGGAGTATCGCGTGGTCGATGGCGGCTATCTCTTCCAAACCCATGTCTTTGATCTTCTGTTCTAATATTGGTGCCATGCGCAACGTGGCATCCGCGTCCCGGATCGCATAGAACTTCGCCCGCTCATACGGGACATCATCCAGAGTGGCATCGGGTAGCTCTCCCATTGCTTCGATCACTGGCGCTTTGATCACGTCGTCGATGTCACGCCATCTCTTCCTGAGATCGACTTCTTCCTCGCGTGCTCCTACCTGCCATTTCGTCCAGTCGTCGAGAATCTTTTTAATCCTAAAATTAACCGACTTCGGCTTGTACACGCGATATTTGCCGGCATCCTCGATCACCTGGGGCTCGGCTTTCGGCCAGTCTCTGTCTGCCGCCGCAAGCAGGTAATCCATGGCTTTGGTGAGCCGGGCCTCGCGAACAATATCGTCATAGTCATCTTGGTGCATGCCACAATTGCGGTACGCGGATGGTTTGAGTCCCTGCGGGGCAACGCACAGCAAATAACTGTAGATCATTAAATCGACATACTGGTCGTCGGCGAGCTCAATCCCCATATTTCGCAGCACACCCAAGTCATGCAGTGCATTCCAGAGGTAAACTTTGCCTTTGAACGTGACTCGCTGTCCCGGCTTGAATAACATTCCGGTGCCGGGGCGAGTGCTGACAGTCATACACCACGGATGCGCACGGCTGCCTTCAGTATCGACTCCGGCTGGCTTGTGGACGATCACTCCGCGCCCGCTCACAGGGTAATCCCGGTAGTCCTCGCGGCCTGCGTATGGATCGGACTCACGCACGGCGATCTCGTGGTCGAGCAATCGGCCAAGCTGAAGGATATCGTCAAGAATAAGTGGGAGACTATCAGGTGAGTGAGTCGCTCCCGCCGGATGCAGTAGTGGCAGCACCGTCCACCCGCCGTCACGCGGCAATTCCCCACCGAACAGTGCCGTAACTCTCTGTGGGACTCCATGCACCTTTTCCATCTCGGCGTGCTCAACGCCCAGCACATGCTCGACTGACCAGCCACCGACTAGTCCTATCACTTCCGGGTCACACAGCAATATCTCGGCTACCAACTCATCGTGATCGCGGTCGATCTCGGCGCGTGTCGGCTTGGAATAGGAAGTAAATTCTTTTGTAAGATTTGTAATATAGATGTCTTTACGATCAATATTAGCGGCTGCCAAACAGAGATTGAGATACGCACCCGCCGGACCAACAAATGGCCGAGCAACCTGACTCTCTTTTTGTCCCGGCTTCTCAGCGATGAGCATACACTGACAAGGCTGTGGCCCTTCACCGGGAACACGTTTCGGTTTGAACGCGAATGGACTACTGCTGCTGCGCCTGAATCTGCTTGGTGCGGTGATAGTAGTCGCGTTTGTATTGCCGTCTATGATCGGCATTCTCTAGATCCCACTTGGCTTTGTTTATTTTCATACATATGTGGCAACATCTTTTTCCGTTACTCGGATTTGCGTATGTGTTCTCTTCATTATACGGATGACCGAGCGGACAGTGAGTGACGAACCGTTCCTTGTTCCAGCCAACTTCTAGACCGGGAACATAGATTCTCCCTTTGTTAGCCGCATCTCTCATATTGTCTTTTACCGTTCCAAGGAAGAGATGATCAGGATTAACACACGGAGGGTTGTCACACTTGTGAAGAACCCACAAACCGTCTGGGATTGGCCCATTGTGTATTTCCCACGATGCGCGATGCGATGGCACATGACCAGCTTTCTTACCGGGCATAGGCTTACCGATCTGTCCATAACCAGAAGGTCCACAGCAAGCCGTCCAAATCCAACAGCGTGTGCCTAAGACCGGATGGATCGGGCCGTTCTTATCGACCTTGGGCCAGAATCGTTCTTCGATTGGAACTGGAGCCGTTCCCCCGCCGGGGCGGTATACCCTACCCTCGCGCTCTGCCTTTTTAATGGAAGCAAGACGATCGGCCTCTCGCTTTTTCGCCTTGTATTCTGGGGTACTACGATATCGCCTGTCGTACTCTCGTCGCGCCTCTAAGTCTGCGAGTGGCATCAGGCCGCATCCTCGTCTTTCTTGATGTAGTATGCCCACTCGCGGTACATACCGAGAGCACTGAGCACTCTCTCGCCGATGAATCGCTTGCCAGCGAATACGTCGCACAGGTATTGCTGGCTGACGCCGAGATCATCGGCGAGTTCCTTTTGGGTGCGTTCGCCTTGTCGCTTCTTGAGGATTCCCATGACCTGATCGTAGGAATAGTGTTTGGGCATGGCGAGATTAAATCATTACAGCGGAACGGCTGTCAAGTGAAATTGCATCCGCAAATGGATCGTACCGACGAAACGAGGACTGACGACTGTTCGGCTGGGTGCTCACAGGAACTCGACTCCATTATGCGAATACACTACCACTTGCTTTCCCATACGCACACTCACCCTCACCATGTCCGCCGTGCCTTTACTCGCCGCAATTTTATCGTGAAATGCCAGTACAACTCGTGCTTCGGGATGCTGATGCAGCATGAGTCGATTCCGCTGCGGTCCTGCGCCCAGACCCAATCGGTCCCACTCTGCCGGGTATGGCTTACGTGGTATATAAAGCGCACTGGCCGCAAGGTCACAGATTTCGTCTGCACCCCGGCACGCACCATGAACCAGCAGAGCAACATGATACTCACTATGCCAATCGCGCAGAATACCGAAAATAAATGCATAGTCAGTCCAATAGCGGTCGCCGGTGACGATGATAGTTGAGCCACCAGCACTGTCATCCACAGCTCATTCCTTCGGCTGTCGGATTCCAACCAGACTTGATCTCCGCCCACTCAGCCGGATGAGCTTTCCGCCATTGCTTCATCGCGGCACGGCGAATCCAATGAGTCGTGGACAGGATTTCCCGGCCATTGCGGTGACAGGGGGAGCCGACTGGTGCCCCGCAGCACTCACAAGGCTGATGAGCGATCGCGGCAGTAGAGTAGACATCGAGCACTATTCGCCCTCCACGTGCAAATACGCTGCATGCTCTACTCGGACAGTTGCAACCTCAAACGCCTCGTCATCGTTGTCGATTCCGATGAACTCAAACCCCTCCAGCATTGCGGCCTTGCCAGTGCTTCCGCTGCCCATGAATGGGTCGAGTATGGTGCCACTGGGTGGGGTGACTAACCGGCAGAGATAACGCATAAGGTTAGTGGGTTTGACAGTCGGGTGATTATTCTTACGAAGTTTAACTGTATTTGTGTCTGACGTGGCAGGGCGCTCGGTCGTTCCGCGTTTCATTTCCGCTAGCGCTTGGTTGGAATAGCCGAAGGGTCGAGCCTCTACTGCGTCCATGCCTTCATCGCGGTCATGCTTCGTGGCCTTTGCGCAGTAAAAGAATCGTGCAGCGGAACCATTGTCGGGATAAATTGGACCCTGACCCTGATATTCTCCCTGGTCGGGTCTGTATTTGCTTGTACATTTTGCACTGCTGGGTGTTTTGCAACCGGGATTATTTTTGGGGAATGGTGCAACTGCTTCCTCGCTACCGTCGTGGATTATATTCGCTGGGAACCTTCCTATCTTTTCACCCTTGACCACGTTCACTCGGACTCTCGCGGCGTGAGCTTCCTGCATTTTTTTATCGTCCATCCAAGGACGCTTCCACCCCCAGTTTCCTTTCTGATCTGGTGTGGTTTTCTTCTCCGCACCCCCGCCGAGTTTGTCTCCATTGGCAGGTATGCGGCTGGCGTCAATGTTGATCGCACCTGTGCTGTATCGCAGAACATTATCAACGACTGTTCCGATCAGAGGTTTTCGAGCAACAATGATTGGCTCCCACGCGGGTTTGAGAGCAGTACCCCAGCCTTGCCACTCGCCTTCATCATCACCGCGAGCTGCTTTATTGATGGCTTGCTGCACATTCATGGACTTCGGGAACCCACTCCCATATACCCACATGATGCAATCTCTGACTTCCCATCCCGCGTCCTCGATCGCACACGCGAGTCTATGAAATGTTCTTGTCCCACCGAACGCCAACAGAAACGCGCCCGGTTTGGCGACACGCAATATCTCTTTCCAAAAATGTTTCCCCGGAACTCCATGGTCCCAGTCCTTGCCCATAAATTTCAGTCCATACGGCGGATCGGTGACCACACTGTCAATGCTGTCGGCATCCAGCATAGGGAGTACTTCGAGGCAGTCGCTGCCGAACAGTAGAGGCTCGCTCACGACGACTTCCTCTCAATCAACTGCTCCGCGAAGTCTTTGATTGCTTCGCCGACAGATGCCCCTTGACCGACTAGCTGTGGACCCGCATCGGGCGCGCCATCATAAGTGTTGTCATCATATGCTATCCAGTCAAAGCTCCGAACTGGAATTGGCGGATAGACGTATGTGATGTGCAATACGACTCGATCTGCGAGTTCAGGCCGAGCACCCATGTCGGTGATCATTTCACGCAAAACGGACTCGTGGCTCATTCGCCCTCCACGTGCTGCCCGCAGCCACTGCCATCCAATTGCCACTTCCTGCTTCTATTCACCTTCATTTTCTTCTCCACCTCGGCCTGCACATCCATATGCAGTCTCGTCGCCAGCACGTACAGCACGATCTGGATGTCCGCGACCTCTTCAATGATCTTGGCATTGCTGGCGCTGGGATTGCTCAACTTGGCAAGGAGTTCTGCTACCTCTTCGTTCATGCGAGTGGCGGCGCGGAGCTGAGTTGGCTTGCCGAATGTCTGCTCCGCCCAGAGAGCGATGGACGATTGATCTTCACGACCGTCGAGATAGCTCATAGCCTACACTCCTGTATCAATTCATCATCCGTGTTGTAAATCTTCACCACGCCATCAGGGATGGAATCGTCCACGCGCATCTCGATGCCGCTAAAACTCAGCGCCAGCAATTGCTCTGTCAGCATTCCATCAGTGTTGGTCTTGCACGGTCGGATTCGATTCAGCACCGCGTCATACGTTGGCCTGCACATCTTCATATACTTGGCGATAGACTTCTTCGGGTAGAGCAATTCCAGAGTCGCAATGGACTTCATAATCGTGTCCAACGTGATCGTGCCGTCGCTCATTGCCCTGTCTCCTGTCTGTTCGCACTGCTACGTTCCCAGTCTGACG